CTACATCGACAACATCACGGATGTTGAGCCAGCCGACGCGATGTGTATTACGGTTGAGCATCCGTCGCACTGCTACCTGACCAACGATTTTATTGTTACCCATAATAGCTGGACACTCGCCGTTCTGTGCTGGAACTTCCTGCTGACGCGCCCGAATTGCTGGATCGGTGTGACCTCAATTACGAAGGACAACCTTGCATCTGGGCTGTGGACGGAACTTGCTCGTCTCTACGAGAAGTCCGAGTTATTGAAGAAGCTGTTCGACATGACGAAGACGTATATCGCGTATCGTCAGTCCCCGGCGACGTGGAAGCTGGAGGCCCGGACTTGGGCGAAGGATGCTGATCCAACAGCGATTGGTAGTGCCCTGCGCGGCCCGCATACGGATTACATCATGTGGGTGCTGGATGAAACCGGTGACTACCCGAACTCGGTGCTGCCGGTGTGCGAAAACATCTTCGCGTCGTCTCCAAAAGAGGCCCATATCGTGATGGCGGGGAACCCGCTGAAACTTGATGGGCCGCTGTATCGGGCCTGTACGGTGGCCAAGGATTTGTGGCATGTCGCCAGGATCACGGCTGACCCAGATGACCCGTTGCGGACGCCGCGTATCCCGGTGGAATATGCCAGACAACAGATCGAGCAGTATGGCCGCGACGATCCGTATGTCATGGTGAACATCTTGGGCCAGTTCCCGTCGCAGAATTTCAACTCCCTGATCTCGATGGATGAAGTCAGGGCCTCGATGAACCGGATGTACCGGGAATTTGAGTTGGTGAATACGGCGCGGATTCTGGGCGTTGATGTGGCCCGCGATGGGTTGGATTTCTCGATTATTTCTAGGCGTCGTGGCCTCCAGATGTACCCGATGTCGAAGTATCGTAATATCGATAGCATCCAAGGAGCGTCACTGGTGGCGCGGGAATGGACAGAGTTTAAGGCCGATGCGACGTTCGTGGATAGCACCGGCGGATTCGGTGCGGGCTGGATAGACCAGTTGAAGGTGCTGGGTCACGCCCCTGTGGGGATTCATTTCAACGAGACGGCTCTGAAAACGGAACGGTACGTCAATAAACGAACCGAGATGATGTTCGAGATGGTGGACTGGATTAAGCGCGGCGGTGCCATCCCGAACGATGATCGTTTGGCTGCGGCGCTGACGCAGACCACATATATTTTCCGTAAGGACCGGGTTCTGATCGAGCCGAAGGATAATGTCAAGAGGAAGATCGGGTACAGCCCGGACGAGATGGATGCGGCGATTCTGACGTTTGCGGCCCCGGTGGCGCCGAAGACGGATAAGGTCCGCAGGTACGGGAACAAGGCCGTCTCCGACGATTACAACCCGTTTCGGGAGATGGAGACGCCAACAGGGAATGGGGGGTGGTGATGACGACCCGCGTAAAACTGCCGAACCGCCGCCGCCAGATCAGCCAGACCGCCGAATGGGGTGGCGCGGCATGGATCGTATCGGTCGGGTTCGATGATGCCGCCATGGCGCGCGAGATATTTGTCAGGGGCCTGAAAATTGGCTCCGCTATGGATAGTCTCATGGATGATGCCTGCGTCATGTTGTCGTTGTTGCTGCAATCCGGGTATGGGGTTGGGGATGTGATGGAGCGGCTGGGGCGCGAGGGCCACGACGGCGAAGAAGGATACGCCTCGGCGCTTGGGTACTTGGCGTCGGTTGCGTTGGGGATGGAGATTTCGGTGCGGTCCGAGACGGCGTGCGCGGCGGAGTAGAGTCTGAGGAACGGAGGAATACGAATGAAGCGCGAGATAGGGAATTGCACGCTGTATTTGGGGGATTGTTTGGATGTTATGCCGACGCTGACGGCTGGCTCGGTTGATATGGTGCTGACTGATATACCATACGGTGAGGTGAATCAGAAAAGTGGCGGACTGAGAAAACTAAACCGAAAAAAAGCTGACAAATGCGATATTGATTTGAGCATGTTGGTAAGTCAGTCAGTCAGGCTCTGTCGCGGGTCATTGTATGTGTTCTGTGGGACGGAGCAAATATCGACGTTGGTTTCTGGGTATAAAGCGTGCGGGATGACGACTCGTTTGGGAGTGTGGGAAAAATCGAATCCATCTCCCATGAATGGAACTCGTTTGTGGTTGAGCGGAATGGAATTTTGCGTATTCTCTCGGCATGCTAGAGCCACCTTCAATGAACATTGTAAATCCGCAATCTGGAAAAATCCGGTTGGACAATCGAAAGTTCACCCAACCGAGAAGCCCGTGGCTTTAATGGAGCGGTTGATTTTAGCATCCAGCAACGAAGGCGACACCGTTCTCGACTTCACGATGGGATCGGGCACAACCGGAGTTGCATGTGTTAATACGGGGCGTAAGTTCATCGGTATCGAACTCGATCCTAATTATTTTGAGATAGCGTGTGGTCGTATTTCTGAGGCGCAGGAGCAGGGGCAGTTGTTTGGCTGACGACGCGGGTGTAGCACAACGGTATCCAAGCTGACGACGCTCACCCGCTCCATTCACAGGCTTGACACGCCAACGGGTTGGGGGCATGTTTATAGGACTGTTTTCCAAACGGAGTAATAATTCATGGGATTTATGGCACCCAGTACCCCTGCGGCACCGCCACCGCCACCTCCGCCTCCTTTGCCGCCAGCGAATCCTCCGATCATGGCGTCTGGCCTCGTTAAACAGGCGGGTTCGGCACAGCAACGCGCGGCTCAGGCTGCGGCGGCTGGTTCCTATTCGGATACCCTGAAATCGAAATCTGGTGGTATGGGCAAGGACTTCCAGACCGCCGGGAAATCTCTCCTGAGCGGTGAGAAGTAATGGCCGACGGTTCTGCCGCTAAGTTTGATACAGCCGCCTACGAAGAAATGGGCGCATCATTTCTGGCGGCGCAACCGCTGACGGTAAGCCCCCGTAAGTATGCCGGCGAAGAAGCATGGAACCCGACATTCGTTCATCTCGAATCACGGATGAATAATCTGAGAAACTGGCGCTGGACGTGGTGGGCGCACTGGGCGGTGCTGGCCGAGTTTTTCGTGCCCAGACGGTACAAATGGTTCGTAGTTGCCAACAACATGAACCGTGGCCGTCCGATCAACGACTCGATTATTGATTCCACGGGCCAGCTTGCCGTTCGTATCTGCGCCACCGGGATGTATTCTGGACTGACGAATCCATCACGGCCTTGGTTCGGGCTTGAACCGGCGTTGCCGTGGATGGAGATCGACGCCGAGGGCAAGGAGTGGCTTGAGGATACCCAACGCCGCTTGGCAACTGTGCTGCACCAATCGAATTTCTATACCATCATGGCTCAGGCGTTCGAGGATGTGACCGTTTTCGGAACGGCACCAGTGATTATGTATGAGGACTCCGAAGACGCGCTGCGCTGCTACCTGCCCTGCGCCGGGGAGTATTTCTTGGGCGCGTCGTCACGTCTTGATGTTGATACCCTGTACCGGGAGTTCACGTTGACGGTGTTGCAGATCGTGGAGCAGTTCGGATTGGAAAGCTGCCCCAAAGAGGTTCAGACGTTGTGGGAACAGGGCGGCGGTTCGCTGGACTCTGAGTTTGTGGTGGCCCATGCCATTGAGCCGAATTTCCCGATTAAGACCAGAGCCAAGGGAACGGCGAAGCAGCTTGATATTTTGCCTGCGGAGTTCACGTACCGCGAGATTTACTGGCTCAAGGGCCGGAAGTCGGAACGTCCGCTGTCGAAGCGCGGGTTCAAGGAGCGCCCGTTCTTCGTGGCCCGCTGGTCAACGGTGTCGAATGACGCCTATGGCCGCAGCCCCTGCATGGATGCGCTTGGCGATACCAAACAGATTCAGCAGGAGACGTTTCGGAAGGCCGAGTTCATCGAGAAGGGCGTCCGTCCACCGATGGGGGCCGATCCTGAATTAAAGAACGAACCGGCGTCGATCATGCCGGGGATGATTACATACGTCTCTCAGGATCCGGGGAAAAAAGGGTTCTGGCCTCTGATCGAGGTCCATGCCCAGTGGCTCCAGGGATTGATTCAGGACATCGCTGGTGTTTCGGAGCGGATCAACCGCGCCCTGTTCGTCGATGCGTTCATGGCGATCACCAGAATGCAGGGTATCCAGCCCCGCAACGAAATGGAAATCACGAAGCGCGATCTGGAGAAGCTACAGGTTCTGGGTCCGTTCATTGATAGGTTCGAGAATGAGTTCGCGGCCCCCGCGATTAAGCGTTCCTTGGCGATCATGGAGCGCCGTCGGTTACTGAAACCGATGCCGGAGTCCATCCGTAGGACGCCGCTGAAAATAGCGTATGTCTCGATTATGCGTATTGCCCAAGCCGCGTCCGAAGGTGTCGCCATGAAGGATGTGCTGGCAACGGCTGGTTCGATGTCGGCAGCGGCGAAGGCGGCAGGACTGCCGGACCCGATGCGTATCTTGAATCTGGATAAGTCGATACGGCTGTATGCACAGTCGCTCGATTTCCCAGAGAGCGCCCTGTTCACGGATCAGGAAATCGCGGACAACGATCAGGCTGCACAGTCCGGGAAGGCGCAGGCTCAGGTGTTGCCGACGACAATGGCCGGGGTTCAGGCCGCGAAGATCGCGTCGGAAACGCCAGTCGGCGGCGATACCCTGTTGAGTTCGATTCTGGGAGGAGGTCAGTGATGATGAAGCGTGTCTTGATTCCTGTTCTGGCCGTCATCATGGGGGCATGGGCGACTATTGTGATTGCCGATGTCGTCATCCAGTTGCCGTCCACAATCCAGCCGAATCTGATGACGGGGCTGACGCAGATTCCGACGTATTCTGCGGCGGTTACTGATCTGGCTAATGTGGCGGACTCCGATATTTACTGCGTCACCGGGTCTGACACCAAGCTGGTGAAGGTTACGGGGTTCTGTGTTTCTGTGGAGGCGACCTCTGCGATCATCGCTGATCTGACGATTGTTCTGCGGTCGGAAGCAAACAGCGGCGGTGGTCTGGCGTCGGTTCCCGTCGTGAAGATGGACCAGTTAAACCCCGATGCCACGGCAACGGTGCAGTCGTTTACATCGGCGCCGACACTTGGTGCTGCGGTGGGTGTCGTCCGTTCGATTAAGATGCATCTCGACGGAACCGGGTCTGCTGGACGTTCCTGCCAGGGGACGCTGTATTTTCCGCGTAACTGGGGTCAGCCGATTACGCTGCGTGGTTCCAGTCAGTCGGTCTGTGTCCATAGCAGCGCCGTCGGTGCGGGCGGTAACTGGAACGTCACCCACGAACATACCGAGGAATAAGGACAGCGGTTAAATATCGCCGCGCGCCCAAGCCGCAAATGTTGATAATTTTGAGCGTTTTTTTCTAGCCGCACGGTCTATATTTGAAATAAGACTTAAGACGCAAATCGCGGTGCGAACTGCGTCGCGGGCATCTTCAAGTTTTTTATCCTCGGCTCGTTTCTTAAGTTCCAGATATTTTTTTGATACCGACTTGCAATCGTAGACGCTCATCGTGCCGTCCCCAGAATAGACCGCGCCAGCGTCAGCAGCCCGACACGGTTGGGGTTGGCGAATGGATCGACGGGGGGGTAGCTATCCGGCGCGTCCCACATAGCAGCGGTTTTATTGTCGAGTATCACCATTGGGCTGTGTAGCGCCTGAAATTCCACATCCAACGGCATCGGACCACTCAATCTTGGCTGGTCCACCGCGCACAATTTCTTCTTTCCCATCACGCCACCTCCTTCTTCTTCTGATAAACGCGGTCGTAGTGATGCTGGCACCAATCCGTGCCGTCAACCGTTTCACGGCCACAGAACATTTCCTCGATGCTGACACCTTCGGGACGATCTCGCGGGTCGATGCTGATAAATCGGCAGCCGCCTCCAGCGGGACGATCCTGCAACGGAATAGACTGCGCGAAATCGGCTTCGAGTTTTTTCCGTTCCGCTGCGGCCTCGGC